ATGGCAACAACTGAACCAATCCGAGACCAGTCCCAGCTCCACGCTTTGGCGGATCATTTTTTGAAGAAAGGGGAATTCAGAAACTATACGTTGGTAGTGCTCGGCACCTGTACGGCATTACGGATTAGCGACTTATTAGGGATCTGTTGGTCAGAGATTTATGATGCGGAGCGGGACCGCTTCAAGGTACACGTCAAAATTACAGAACAAAAAACCGGCAAGATAAAATTGATTGCCCTGAACGAACAGGCCATTGATGCGCTGCGGCTGTATTATCCACACAGCCACAGCGATTTTGTTTTTGTAAATAACCGTAAAAATGCGCAGCCAATCAGCCGGGTGCAGGCTTGGCGTATCATACAGGACGCAGCAGCAGAATTAGGCCTAGATGGCAACCTTGGCTGTCATAGTCTCAGAAAGACTTGGGGGTATCATGCGTGGACAAGCGGCAACGTATCCCCCATAATAATTACGGAAATATATAATCATAGCAGCTATGAGGTCACGAAACGTTACCTCGGTGTGGCGCAGGACGATCTGGACAAAGCATATCTGGAGATGCGGCTGTTCTAGGTTTCTGTTCCTTTCAGTTCTCAAATCCCCAATAATTGTCCTCTGTACTATAGAGGGGCGGGTGGCAGTAATGGCTGCCCGGCGGCTCAATAAATCAGTAGGAGGAATATAGGGGTGACAGAAATGATGAGAATTATTGATGAGCAGGGACGGATAGCGACTCCGCTGCTGACACCATATCCGAATGATGAGGATAAATATGGTGTGGCTGATTATTTGGTGAAAGAGTATAAACTCCACTATGCGTTCACGGCAGTAATCTACGGATTGCATACCCTTGGTCATTTGGGGTTCGACAGGCTGGATATTCCTGAAGATGCAGATCTGTCAGGTTTGCTTTATATCGTACTGGGCCTATGCCGCGCTGTAGAGTCAGATACTTTCAAAGATGCGATGGAAGTTTTGGAAAAGCAAAATGAGGAATTTAGCAAAGATACTAAATTCTTCATAGCCGAAGCACTTCAATGGCTGGCCTATTTAGTCGAGACGGATTTATCCAGATTCGACCGTGCTGAATGTCTGTACGAAGAAGCTATCGGGATTCTCAGGGAATCGGCAGGCCACAGTATAGGGCTTATCATATATGGGTTGGAGCTAATGCAGAAAAGTTACCTGATAGAGAAAATCGACCTGCTGGTAATCCTTGGCTGCCAGGAAAGTTATCTGAGAGAGCATATGAAAACGAAAAAGGCAGATTAACGAAGAGGTGCCGCCAGTGTTTAGCTGGCGGCACTAACCTTAGAAGAAATCCTTGAGGCTTTCTCGCAATATATCAATAATTTTGTGTATACGGTTGTTGACTCCTTTCTGGCTCATGCCGACCTCTGCTGCTATAACCCGTTCCGTGACACCTTCGCTGAATAGGATGATAATGGTCCGGTTCTGCTCGCTTAGGGTACTGATGGCATTATTGAGAGCTTCTGACAAATCCAGTTCTATGATATGGTCTTCCAAAGAGAACACATCGGTGGCCTCTGTGCCTATTTCTGACAGGGCATCGAGAGAAAGCGGAGCATCCTCCCGCTGCTTGGGACAGTTGCGGCAGCTTGCTGTGCAACGAGTGCCGTTCTCCAGCCTGCAGCGGGAGCTTCTCTCTGAACCTTTGAGGCTGCGCCAGTATAGCTGCTTGATTTCAGGGGTCATGATGCCCATCGCTAGATATTCAAAATAGTATTTCTTGAGTTCCATGTAATCATTGTAATCAGACATTTTTGCCTCTCTTTCCGGCCAGAGAGGCAGTGATGGCAGGGATGCCAAGAATTGGGCTAACCTGAAGTACCCAGGTGCGGCAAAAAAGATGCGCAGGAAACAAGGGTACTTGCACCCCACTCCCAACAACCGCCTTTATCACGGTTATAAGGGTGTGGTATGTCGTATCCCGCCTCACTGCGCACATGTGGCCTGATATGAATTTGTTATGGTTTCTAGTGCCTCAGCAGTCAACTCCCCTGACCGCCAATGAAGATTTTCACCCCGCTTTCTGCGGTTTTATGTAGGGGTTTGCCTTGCTTAAATTAGATTATATAAGGGAGAAACGGCCACTCTCGAAATAAGAATGAAAAAGAGCGCTTCGGAAAGAAAAAGAATCGAAAAGAATTCCACATTTGCCAATATGGGCGAAAAAACGTTAAAAGTATTGACAAAATCGAACATGTGTGCTACAATGAAAGCATAAGTTAGATAAAACTAACTTGTAAGCACATTAAGATACCGAAGTATTCTACATATCTAATCTATCCGTTTTCCTCCCGATAATCGCAGAACTCGCCTCTCCTCTCGCAGGATGGGCGCTGATGCGATTATTGTGCAAATTTGCAAAAAATAGGAGGGAACAATATGAGACAGATGACGTACACGAGGAAATTGGATTATGACGGCTACGTAGTCCACGGTTACAATGGAGACTTCCGTGACTGCGTGGGGGATGCCGACTTCAAACCCATTCAAATGAAGCTGGCCAAGGCTGATGAGATGTCCGAGGAACGCCAAGAGGAGAGCTGGAACCACATACTGGAAACAGCAGATTCAGATTTGTTTGGAGATCTGGATCAGGCCGATTTCACCGAAAATTACGCCGCAATCGTCAAAGGCAAGCGCCCAGATTGGCAACTGAGTGCGTTTCGGGTTTCTGTTGGCATCATAGAACTATTCTACAACAACATCGAGACTAAAGATTATGCCTTTCTCTGGGTTACAAGCAATCATGGTACTGTAAAGTTGAAGTTCGAGTGTGCCAAAAATTGTTTCGGGTTCAAGCCAACATACTGTGTGAATTGCTATCGTGATCAGACTGATATTGAAGAGGATTTAGGCTATATCCGTAACGATGTGACACTCAAACTCAAAGACCCCAAAAAGGCAGATGACAATCTCTTTCACGACCACAATACGATTATCGAAATAACAGAATATGCCGGTATTTAAAACCATTATGGCCACATATAAAAAAATATGTGGCCGTTCTCTTTTTTGTTATCTGAAAAAATGATATAATAAATTACTTTACTGCGGATGGGGGTGTGGAAATGGGAATAGCAAAAAAGCAGCAAGCAGAGCATAGGTCTGTATCTAAAGAAACAATCCGCGGCACTCTGACTAGCATCCGCAAAAATATGGAGAATGCACGGGTTCTGTTTGAACTGCTTGAGAATACTGACGCTCTTTATACTACAGAACCGCAATTTATTAAGATGGCATTAGGTGGTCGGAATTATAATGATGTTTATGATCTAGATACGCTGTATCAATCTTTCTGTGAAGCATATACAATCCGATTATTAGAAGAACGTGTTCATCCTCAAAAATATTTATATCTGCTGTTTGCTATATTTGGATTCTTGCCCAATTATAGGGATTTGGGCGTAGGAGAACGATATGAAAAATTTGTAAAAGAAAACCCAGACATGAGATTCAAAAACGGTGCTAAGGCTATAGCGAAACTAAAATGGCCCGACAGTAGCCTTCAAAAAATTGAGAACGAAAAAATAGATGAGGTAGCTACACAGCTTGAAAAAGATATCAGTAAAAATGGAGAACGTCTAGGTTTTGTATCTGCGGTTATTGATGAGCTGGCAAAAAAATTTCCAGAAGGGTTACCTGAAGAACTTCCAGCAGATTTTCTGAAACGTATTAAATTGGAACCATTTTCGGATAAAAATCCGTTACAAGATGAAACCTCTGAGGATGATAAAATAGAACACACGGGGCAAGTACCGAATACTCCCATAGAAATATCAGACGAAGGAACAGTGACGAATGAATTAGTGTCAGAAGATTCAACGCCGGAAAAATTGATAGCCATGCAAAGTCGGATCCAGACATGGCGGAGTATCTTAAAAACAAGAAAAAGGATAATAACTGCACTGGCTGTCGTTTCAATAATCTCTGTTATAGTGGTGATTATTTTTGTCAGACATATTGCCGAACCTGAAGATAACAATCTTCCGATTGGGAGGCTTTTCATCCGAAGTCCAGATGGAGCAGTAGTAACAGAATATAATTTTACACTTGATGTCGGCAAAGGCAAAATTATAGAAATTCTAGGTATGCCTGATGATGCCGACACAGATGATTTACAACTACAGTTCTATCCAGATACGGATATGATAAAAGCCGAAAAAATTGATGTCGGTAAACCACAGGAAATGCCATTATTAATCAAGGCACAGGAGACTAGAATTGGAGAAGTTGAAAATTTGGAAGATGAAAGTAAAATGAATATTATTACAATTGTAGCTATATATGAAAAACTCAGCCCTGCCTGTATGAATGTTACAGTTGTGCCGAATTCGGAAGAAGAATTTAGTAAGGAACTTTCGGGGAATGGAGGTGAGGACTGATGCTAAAACAACCTAAAGCCCAAAAAATTGTTCAGTATATAGTTCTGTCTGTCATAATGCTCTCCATTACGGCCATACTGATTCCGATGGATGTTTCAGCTTATTGGGATAATTTAGGCGGGCGTCCGGCATTGGTGCTTACTGATGAGGATGAGAATGGCGACGGCGCTACATTCCTTGATGAAGAAGGGAATCCCCGCAGTTTTATTGGGGATTATACACCAGTTTTTAATTCCATTGTTAATAACCCGAATTATGGTGATGAGCGTAACTTTGTTACAGCTCTTGCAATAGATCAGGATATACATGGAGCCTGGAATTCCAATACGATTACAGCAGAAGATGGCAAGGTATACCTGGTGCGAATATATGTCCATAATAACAACCCAAATGGCGAAGATGCCACAGCCACCGATACTAAGGTTGCATTCAGTATTCCGACAGTATCGGGCAACCAGATTGAGGTAGGTGGCTGGATTAATTCCGATAATGCCAACGCCGCCCAAATTTATGACGATATTTTATTTCAAGCTCCTGATGGCCGATCTTTTTATTTGGAATATGTGTATGGATCTGCTATGCTATACAACAATGGTTTTGCCAGTTCAAGTGGAATTGGTTTTCCAGATGATTCTATTGTGACAAATGCATCCAGTGGTGGAGCCTTAATAGGATATGAAGATTTTGATGGCAAGATTCCAGGCTGTTTTGAATACACTCAGATTGTCACTATCAAGGTCAAGGTGGTTTATGACCATGAATTTGAACTGGATGTTAAAGTCCGCCCTGCTGGTACGCATGATGAATTTAGTGAATCCATTGATGCTAAAATCGGCGACCGTGTGGAATACCAGATTCAATTCACTAACAACGCTGCTAATGATATTCAGGAAAACGTGATTATCCGTGACGTTCTGCCAGAAAATATGGTTTATATCGCCAATACAACTTATCTATATAACTCGAATTACAAGGACGGGAAGCAAATCACTCCAGATGGAGACCTCTTTGATGGTGGCATAAATATCGGCAGTTATGAACCTAATGCATCTGGCTGGGTGCGTTTTACTACTGAAGTTACTGATAAGAGTCTTGAAGAAGGGGATAATGTTCTCGTGAATTGGGCGCAGGGCATGGTCAAAGCGACAATTCATCAGGATCACGCAAAAACAATGGTACAGAAACCTAAAATAACTCACACTATTATAACAGGTTTGCTGTGCGTATTGTTGGTGCTGTGCCTATTAGCCATCATCTATCTGCTTCTAAAATTACGGCACACTCCAAGATAAGTATTACAATTTCATAAATTCAAGACACTTATAAGCCTGTTCCGCACATTCTTCAATGCAGGGCAGGCTTATTTTTTGCGCCTTTTTTCAGGAAAGTTTTGCTTTCACTACTCAAATAGAAAAAGCGAGTCCTTTTTGTTGTAGAGGGGTGAAACAGCCCTCCAAAAATCAAAAGGAGGTTTCCACAATGCGAAGACAAAGAAACAATAGCAGGAATTATACCTACAACACTTATGACGTCCCGCCGGAGGCGGAGGACATCATCAGCCTCATCCCGGCAGGCGCAGGGGAATACGTACACCCGGAAGACTTCACGGAATCTGCCGCGTTGTCAATCCTCCAGAACCGCAGGGATGTGCTGTTTGCCAAATCCATCATGGAGAATACCGGCGGGCTGGCCTTCATGGCCACCAAATTATCCGAAGCGGCACCGTTGGGACGCGAGTATTATGAGGCCATACTGGCGGTGTATGCCAGGAAGAGCCTGCAGCAGATGATGGAAAGGAGGTAGCCGGAATGGATGGATACATAGTTATCATTATACTTATTATTGTGCTCCTGCTGATGGCCAGCGCACTGCTTTGGCTTGTCGATACGGTTTTTTTCAATTTCGGCAGGCTGGCAGATCTGCAGGAAGAAAACAAGTATCTCCGTCAGCTAATCCAGGATGAGTTTCTGTTGGACAATGACGGCATGGAAGCTTTTAGCAAGATGTTCAGCGCCGCCTGCCTGCACGGGTTTGGGGAAAACACCGTGGATGAGGATATCTGAGACACTGCCAATGGACAGGGCTGTGCAACGCCCATACCGTAAAAGTTATGCTCACGGCGTAAGCATAACTTACATATTTCCACGGTTTTTGGCGGGGAGGCGTTATAATCGCACCAATCGCCCGCCGGTTTGACAGCCTGTCAAATCGGTGTGGCAATAAAAATTAAATAGTCAGGAAGGACTGCATGGTTTTTGATGCTATGAAAATAAAAGACCCTATACTGCCGGGCACAATGCCAAAGGGCGCGTCTACGGTAATCGTTGACCCGCCCTGGGACGTGCAGCAACGCGGCAATTATGGTGCGGTAAACCACTATAAGCTCATGACACTGGAGCAGATCAAAGCCCTGCCGGTCGGGAGCCTCTGTGCTGAGAACGCACACTGCTGGCTCTGGGTGACCAACGCCACGCTGGAAATCGGTTTTTCCATCCTGCGGGCATGGGGCTTCACACCTCGATCCATTTTCACATGGCTTAAGCCCCGGCTTGGACTTGGGGTGTACTTGAGGAACTGCACCGAACACTGTATTCTTGCCACCCGCGGCAAAGCGCCGGTCAGGGTGAAAAACCAGCCAAACGTCGGGGTTTTCCCCATACAGGATCACAGCCATAAGCCGGAGGAATTTTATGACATCGTGGAACGTGTGTCTCCTGGCCCATACCTAGAATTGTTTGCAAGGCGGCGTAGGCACGGCTGGACTGCCTGGGGAAATGAGATTGATTCCGATGTGGCCATTCCCGGCTATCCGGTGCCCAAATACAGCGGCACTATTCTGTCTGCTTTGTCAGACAGCAAAAACAGAGAGGAGAAGAAAAATAATGAGTTTTGATGCAATGACAATAAATAAGCCTATATTTCTGGATGCACTAGCGGAAGGAGCCGCCACGGCAGTGGTTGACCCGCCCTGGGACGTGCTCCAGTATGGCTCCCGCGGCGCTGTCCAGCATTATGGATTGTTGACCCCATCCCAGATCAGGGATCTGCCCTTAGCGGATTTATGCGCAGAAAACGCACACTGCTGGCTCTGGGTAACAAATGGCACCCTGCGCATAGGCTATGACATTTTAGAAAGCTGGGGTTTCACGCCACGTTCCATTTTCACATGGGTAAAGCCGCGCGTAGGATTAGGCACATACCTCCGCAACACTACGGAACACTGCCTGCTGGGGACACGCGGCAAAGCGCCGGTCAGATTCAAAAGCCAGCCGAGCTGGGGCTTTTTTCCGGTGCAGCCGCCCCACTCGCATAAGCCAGAGGAATTTTATGACATTGTGGAGCGTGTATCTCCCGGCCCATATTTAGAGCTGTTTGCCCGTCGTCCCCGACACGGCTGGGCGGCCTGGGGGGATGAGATTGCATCCGATGTGGTCATTCCTGGATTTCCAGTGCCAAAGTACAGCGATGCCTTGATAAAAGACTTTCATAAGAAAGCGGAGGGAGTGTGATGAATTATGTTTGGATACGAAAACGAAAACCGGCGCGGCCCCGGACGATGGATTCAGTATATTTTCGAGACGGCGCTCATCATCGCCGCCAGCGGCTACCTAATCCGGCTGGGCGTGCGGTTCTTCCTCGAAGTTTGGTGGGTGCTGCTCATTATTGCGGCGATGACAGCCGGGGCAGCCATTGGCTGGCGTATCTGGAAAAACCGGCATGGAGACAGGTGGTAAAGGAAGCGGCATTATGAGTACACATAATTTTAAGGAGCTTGTCTGGCGGGAAGTTGCATGGCAGAGGCCGTTTGCCATTGAGGCGGTGTGGGATACGCTCTCCCACCTTGCCGCCACACACCCACGCGGTGCAGTGGTGTGGGAGTGCCGGGGCAGCGGCGGTAAAATCCGCTACCTGCTCGGTACAGAACGCCAGCATCTTGATAAGATAGAACACATTTTTAAGGCGCACGGGGATGTCTGTTTTGGGAGCATCTGTCAGACCCCGCGGAAAGAGACCGCCGGGGCGGCACAGCTTAAAACTTCCAAAAAACTACTCTCCCTCAACATGGACACTTCCATGGCGGTGCTTCGGGCAGGACTGGCTGCACTGGCAAACACTGGGGAAAATGAGGAACTGGCCATACAGATTGTCTTGGGCGCTTCTTACAGTCCGGTGCCGCTCTCCAGTGGGATGCAGGACCCGAATGCCTCGTGGTTGGAAATTATCACCGGGACGGTACAGAAAGCCACCAGCGACATGGTGAAGTCGGCAAAGGAAAAAGCCGAGCAGAGCGGGTTCCAGGCGGTGATCCGCATCGGCTCCAGTAACCGGAAGGATTATATTGACCCACTGCACAACTTGACCGCCGCTTTCCGCATTCTGGAATCGGCAGGCGTCAAAATCTATACCGCCAGTGAGAACCCGAAGAAACTGACCGGGGCAGACGTGCCATGGCATTTCCCGCTCCGGCTGTCGGTGAAAGAACTTTCCGGCTTCATGCTCCTGCCGGTGGGCGAGGATGCCCTGCCCGGAACTGCTTCGCTTCATCCCAAAGGCACCTTATCACCCAGGTGGTACAGGGAGCCGGGGGCTAAGAGTGGGAACAGGAGCTTTGCGACCGCCATGAATGGGGAAAGGCTCAGTATTTCCCCGAAAGACGCACTGGAGCACACGATCATTTTAGGGCCTACGGGGAGCGGAAAGTCTACCGCCATGCTGAACCTGATCCTCTCAGATATTGGCGCCGGGCGGGGTGTCCTTGTGATCGACCCGAAGCAGGATCTGGTGGATGATGTACTGGAGCGTATTCCCGCGCACCGCAGAGAAGATGTGGTGGTGGTCGACCCGGCCAGCCCGGAGCCGGTAGGGTTCAATCCACTGACCTGTGCAAAGGGGCAAGATAAGGAACTGACTGCCGACACGGTGCTTTCGGTCTTAAAAGAGATTTTTGCAGACAGCTGGGGCATCCGCACACAGGATATTTTATCGGCTGCCATCCTGACACTCATGGAGGTGGACGGCGCTTCCCTGATGTGGCTGCCGGAACTTCTGACAAACGAAAAGTTCCGCGCTGACATCACAAAAAATGTAAAAGATGAAATCGCCCTGAAGCCTTTCTGGTCACGTTTCGAGAACCTGACCCCTTACCAGCGGCAGCAGATGACCGAGCCCGTTTTGAACAAGCTCCGGCAGTTCCTGCTCCGCCCGAAGCTGCGCAACTGTCTGGGGCAGGGACACCCGAAGTTTGACTTAAATAGCCTTTACACCGAATCAAAGATTGTGCTGGTGCCGCTGAATAAAGGCGTTATCGGCGGTGAGTCGGCAAGGCTGCTCGGTTCGCTGATTGTCGGATTAACTTGGACACTGGCGCTTGGCCGGGCAAATGTCCCGCAGGAAAAGCGGAAAATGGTGAGCATCTACATTGATGAACTACAGGATTACCTTTCCCTGCCAACCGATTTATCGGATGCGCTGGCGCAGGCAAGGGGCATGGGGCTTGCAATTACTATGGCACACCAATACCGCGACCAGCTGCCGGTACTGCTCCGCTCCGGCGTGGATGCCAATGCCCGGAACAAGATTATTTTCGGCATCAGCGGGAAGGACGCCAAGGATATGGCGGCAATGGCCGACGGGCTGGAGGCGCTGGATTTCGCCTCGCTCATGCGCTACCACGTCTATACCAGTTTCCAAAGCGGCGGCAGGAACACCGGCTGGGTGCAGGGCGTGACCCTCCCAAAACCAGAACCTTTGCAGAGTGCGGCGGAGATACGGGCAGCCAGCATGGCGCGCTACGGCACACCAGCCGAAGCGGTAGAGGCAGAGCTGAAAGAGATATTTAAGGACACTGCCACCCCGCCGCAGGAAGAAGCAAAAGGTTTCAAAAAGAGCGGCATAGGACGCCGCAGGAAGGAGCAGAAAGATGAATAACCCCATGAACAGCATAGTCACAACTGGATTCCCGGGAGGCGCACAAAACGGCACTTCCGCCCCTGATAAGGGAAAAGACGGATACCGTTCTGAATCGGTATCTCCTGCCACAAGTGCGGCGGCGTCAAGGCTCAGCCGAAAGCGTCTGCTTGCACTGGAGACGGAACTCTCCGACCTCGACTGGCAGATTCTTGGCACCATCTGCCGGTGCCGGGCAATCCTCGGAAAACAGGTTCAGCGGCTTTATTTTACGGGCAGGACGAGTAAAAATGCCAGCACGACCGCTGCCAACCGTCGCCTGAAATCCCTGTCTGATTTAGGGCTCATCGCTGCCGTCAACCGGAAGGTGGACTGCCGCAGCCGTGGCTACGTGGCATATATTTATTACCTGACCGAAGCTGGCGAGCATATCCTGCAGATTCACCGCCATGATCCGGAAATCAGGAAACGCAACATTGAACCATCGGTTGCAACCCTAGCGCACACTGTTTCTGTGGCTGAGTGCTATGTACTTGCGGTGGAAACCTGCCGGAAAGAGGACATGAAACTTACGGAGATCCAATTGGAGCCGGACTGTTGGCGGCCATATCAGGGCAGCTATAAAAGCCGTATCCTGAAACCTGACCTTGCCATTGTTACGGAAAAACAGGATTGGATGAGCCATGAAGAGGCATGGTATGAACTGCGCTGGTTTATCGAGGTAGACTTAAACACTGAGGACATCCAGACCATTATCGGGAAATGCCGCCGCTATTATGAATACTACAAAAGTGACATCGAACAGCGCCTGCACGGCGATGTGTTCCCGCTGGTGGCCTGGATTGTAAAGACTGAAACGCGGAAACGTTCGCTGATCCGGCACATCCGTGAGACTTTCCCACAGTACCCGCGTATTTTCGCGGTGATCCTGCCGGAAGAGTTTACCGACATGCTCCGGGATGAGCTGGAAATGGAGGAATGTATATGTCCGCTTTAACATTTTTCAACTTACTTACCGGGGCAGGTCAGAAAGGAGGGAAGGGACATGATGTCTGAACAAGAAAAACAATATATCGTGAAACAGAGGGCTTTGGGGAAGAGTTTTGTCCAGATTGGCAGGGAGCTTGGCCGGTGCGAGAGTTCCGTGCGCTATGCCTTTCGCCATATCATGGACAAAGAACCAAAGATGGATGAGATTATCCCTGCGATGGTTTTGGGCGCAGGGACACCCACTACACCCAAATGCAAATACTGCGGCAGGGACTTTGAGAAGCCTGCCCTGGGCGGCAAGCAGCTGTTCTGTTCAGCCCACTGCCGGAACGCATGGGGTAATGAGCAGAAACGCCGCATCCCTTATGGCCAGGTCTGTGAGCAGTGCGGGCGTGAGTTTATTGCCTTTGGCAATCCGCATAAAAGGTTCTGCAGCCGGAAATGTTTTGCCGACAGCAGGAAAGCTGCGCAGGCAGATACATGTGTGGAGGTGCGGGGATGACAGATTTTGAACGCCAACTCCGGTACCATGCCCTCTGCTGCATGACGGATGACCTGCTGGGGCAGGGACTTATCACGCTCAGCGAATACCATCGGATTTTACAGAAATTATCACAAAGATACCTTGGCGGCGGCGCGCCGCCGGGAAAGGAGGAAAATGTAATAAATTAAAGCATAACTTTAACAACTAAGCAACTGCGTGCGGTACACCGGGATTTTTTCTGCGGTGTGCCGCAGAGCCTCCCGTGACCGCCAATCAAAAAAAGGAGGTGGGATACAGTTGTTTACACACAAATTTGGCATTGAGGTGGAGTTTACCGGCATCACCCGGGAAAAGGCGGCCAGTGCGGCCGCAGAATATCTGTGCGGCAGCGCAAGGTATTCCGGCGGCTACTATAAAGCCTACGAAGTAACCGCACCGGATGGGCGGATCTGGAAGTTCATGTATGATGGCAGCATCAAATGCCAGAAGAAAAAGAACCGAAGGGTTGTCGGCGCGGACAGCAGCTACAGTGTGGAGATGGTCAGCCCGATCCTCAGCTATTACGAGGATATTGGCAGCATCCAGTCACTCATCAGGAGGCTACGGAAAGCCGGAGGTTTTACGAACAATACCTGCGGCATCCATATCCATCTGGACGGGGACGAGCACACCCCGCGCAGCATCCGTAACTTTGTGAACCTGATTGCCTCGCGCAATGACCTGTTCTACAAAGCATTCCAGATTGCACCGGACCGGATGGAGTACTGCAAAAAGATGGATGCTTATCTGGTAAATCAGATGAACCGGCAAAAGCCAAAGACGTTTGAGCAGATTGAGAGGATTTGGTATGAGAAGTATGGCGGTAACCGTAACTCCCATTACCACCAGAGCCGGTACCATTTCCTTAATCTCCACAGTTTCTTCCACGGCAACCACACTGTGGAGCTAAGGGGGTTCAATAGTGAGTTCCATGCCGGGAAAATCCGGGCCTATATCGTGTTCGCGCTTGCGATGGATCATCAGGCCCTTACCCAGAAGTCTGCACGCTACCATAAAGTCCAGGCCGAGAACGAGAAGTTTGCCATGCGCACCTATCTGAACCGCATTGGCTTTATCGGCGAGGAATTTAAGAGCTGCAGGGAGCACCTTTATAAACATCTGGACGGAAACGCCGCCTGGCGCTACGGCAGCCGGGAGAATGTCAGAAGCCACATCAGAAACGGAGGGAATGCACATGAAGGATAGGAAAGAGAAACTCTACATCGCCTACGGCTCCAATCTCAATCTGGAGCAGATGGCGCACCGCTGCCCTACGGCACAGGTCGTGGGAACAGCGACGCTGAAGAACTGGCGGCTGATGTTCTACTCGGTAGCGACGATTGAACGCCGCAAAGGCGGGGAAGTCCCAGTCCTAGTCTGGCGGATTCAGCCGGGTGACGAACAGGCGCTTGACCGCTACGAAGGCTGGCCCAGCCTCTACCGCAAGGAGAGGCTGCGGGTCACAGTAAATGGCCGCCGGGTTTATGCAATAGTCTACATCATGAACACGGAAGGCAGACATTACTGCGTGCCTGGCAGGGGCTATCTTGGGACAATCCATCAGGGCTATCTTGATGCGGATTTTGACCGGGAAATTCTTCTGAAGGCTGTGGAGGATTCGAATAAGGTTATGGATGCGAAAGCACTTGAGAAAGGAGACCGAAATGAAACAGATTGTCAAAGAACAGATCCTGAAAGTACGCGACACAAGGGAGGCCAATATGTTTGACCTGAACCTAGTGATGCAGATCGCCAGCCGGGAGGGATGGCATGAACTGGCGGTTTATCTTGCTGACAGCAGCAGCCGCAGGGAATATGCGCATTTTATCCTGACCGGTGAAGCGGAAATGGAGGGCTGACACTACTCCATAATCCGGCATAATATCAAGACTTGATGGAAATGCCAATCTGAGTGACTAATAGAATGACGTAGAAAAGAAAGGAGCAGAAACCATGCCGCAGATGAAGTTTCCAAGCCGGGAGATAGTAGCAAAAATACGGGAACAGTATCCCGAAGGCACAAAGGTAGAACTGGTTTCCATGAATGACCCATACCGCGATATGCCGCCGGGCTTAAAAGGCACCGTAAAATCAGTAGACGATACGGGCACCGTGTTTGTCAGCTGGGAGAACGGTTCCGGCCTCGGCATAGTTTACGGGGAGGACGAGATCAGGAAATTGTAACTTACAGGCTGAGGGGGCGTTCTGCCCCCTCTTTCCAACATCAAAAGGAGATGATGCGTTATGAGGATTGAGAAATTAGACAGCCGGACAGCCAGCCCAAAGCACAGGAAGAAACGGGTGGCTGCCTATGTCCGTGTCTCCACGGAAAAAGAAATGGCGCTAAATTCTCTGGAAAATCAGGCGGAATTTTACACAGCGCAGATCAAGGCAGACCCCGATTGGGAATTTGCCGGTATCTATGAAGACCGGGGCATTTCCGGCACAAAGGAAATGAGGCCCGCATTCCAGCAGATGCTGGCGGACTGCCGGGCAGGGAAGATTGACCTGATCCTCACCAAAGCGTTCACGCGCTTTGCCCGCAACACAGTAGTGCTTTTAAGCACGCTGCGCGAGCTAAAAGCCCTTGGAATTGATGTCTATTTCGAGAAAGACAATATCCATTCGCTTTCGGAAAACGGGGAATTTCTTATCACCCTGCTCGCCGCTTATGCGCAGGCGGAAAGCTATTCTGCCAGCGAAAACCAAAAGTGGCGCATCAAAAAAGCCTTCGAGGAAGGACGCACTACGCTTGGGAAAATGATGGGCTACCGCCTGAAAGACGGGGTACTGACGGTAGTGCCTGAAGAGGCGGAAATCGTGCGACAGATATTTGAGGATTATCTCTCCGGCATGGGAGAAAATGCCATAGCCAAGAAACTTATCCGCATGGGCATAGCGCCGATGCGCAGCCAAAGGCCTTGGAACCGCACTAGCATCCGATATATCCTGACAAATGAAAAATACTGCGGGAATATGCTGTTACAGAAAACATATATTGAAAATTATATCAGCAAAAAGCCGGTAAGAAATCACGGGGAAAGGACACGGTATCTGGTGGAAAACAGCCATGAGGCTATTATCCCGAAAGAAATGTTTGATTCCGCACAGGCAGAAAGGAGGAAACGCCGGGAAAAAATGAACGCAGATGGCCGGCAGTGGTCAAGGCGCTATCCTTTTTCCGGGATAATCGAATGCGGGGAGTGCGGCATGCATTACCGCCGCAGGACTGTCAGGTCAGGGACTCCATATGAACAGTCGGTGTGGATATGCCGGACTTTCGATACTTATGGCAAAGAGTTCTGCCACAGCAAACAGATACCCGAAGACATCCTGGCTGCAAAAACAGCTGAAGTGCTGGGCGGTGACGACTTGGAAAATGCCGTACCTGCGATGCTCTCGGCAATCCGTGTGGTGGAAGCCAATCACCTTGTCTATGTGTTCAAGGATGGCTTGGAGCAGGATGTATTCTGGGAGTACCCTTCCCGTAAGGAAAGCTGGACAGAAGAAAAGCGGCAGAAAGCGCGGGAACTGGCCCTTGAGCGGAACCGCCTGAGAAAGGAGGGAAACAGCGATGCCTGAGAAAACCATACGCGTGATCCAGCCGACTGCCAGCCAGCATGGTACAGAGGATACCGTCGCTCTAGCCAAACGCAGGGTGGCAGCCTACGCCCGTGTCTCCACGGATGAGGATGAGCAGCTTAACAGCTATGAAAACCAGATAAACTACTACACCCGCTATATCCAGTCCAGACCGGAATGGGAGTTTGTGGGGCTGTATTCGGACGAAGGGATTTCCGGCCTTAACACCAAAAAGCGTGACGGCTTTCGGCAGATGGTAGAGGATGCCCTGAATGGGAAAATAGATTTAATCCTCACAAAGTCCATCTCCCGCTTTGCCCGTAACACGGTGGATACCCTTGTGACCATCCGCCAGCTGAAAGACAAAGGCGTGGAGGTGTATTTCGAGAAAGAGAACATCTACACGCTGGACAGCAAAGGGGAACTCCTTATCACGATCATGAGTTCCATTGCGCAGGAGGAATCCCGTTCTATCAGCGAGAATATCACGTGGGCGAAGCGCAAAAACATGGAACGCGGCAAGGTGAGCATGTCCTACGGACAGTTTCTCGGCTACGAAAAAGGGGAAGACGGGAAACCGCAGATTGTGGAAAAAGAGGCGGCAGTTGTCCGGCAGATTTATAACCTTTACCTTGACGGCAAGAGTGTCCGGGAGATTGCACGAATCCTTACCGCAGAGAACGTTCTCACGCCATCCGGCAAAAACTGCAACTGGAGCGTGTCGACCATCATGAGCATCCTCCGGAATGAGAAATACAAAGGCGATGCCCTGCTCCAGAAAGTCTATACGGCGGATTTCCTTAATAAGAAGGTGGTCAAAAACACGAATGTCCTGCCACAGTATTATGTGGAGAACTCCCACCCTGCCATTATTGACGGGGAGACCTTTGACCTGGTGCAGGCGGAACTGGCAAAGCGCGGCGGATGCAGCCGTGGGCGGCGGGCAAAATCCGTTTTCGACCGCAAAGTCATCTGCGGCGACTGCGGGCATTTCTACGGACAGAAACTCTGGTATTCCGATTCAAAAGAGCGGGTTTATGTCTGGCGGTGCACGCATAAATACGATACGGAGCCAAACTGCCAGACACCGGTGGTTAGGGAAAGTGATCTGCAGACGGCATTCCTGGTCACGTTCAACCATCTTTTACGGGGCAGGAAAGGCTATGTCGTCGAACTGGAAAGGGAAGTGGAAACCACCCAGCCCGCAAGGGCAGGGGAAATCCGGCGCTACCTGAAGTCCCTGAAAACGCAGCCGGAAATCGTCAGGACGTTCAGCGAGAGTGCATTTATTGCCCTGGTGGACAAAATCACTGTACGGGCAGACGGCCACATGGCTGTGCGCTATAAGGATGGGCTGGAGGTCAGCGTCAGCGAAGGCAGAGAATGGAGGGGCAGCGATGACAGCGGAAAAACTTTTTGAACTGGCCTGCGCCGGGGAAACCGAAACTCTTAGGGAACTTTATCATAGTGGGCAGCGATTAGACGTAACCTATGAAAAATTTGGCAAAGAACACTCCCTTATCATGGGCGCGTTCCGCAACCGGCAGTGGCATACGGTGCGCTGGCTCTTAGGAAACGGCGCAAAACTGACACCGGCAGAACAGGCGGAAATCAATGACCGATACCAGGAGATGCGGCTCATTGAAGAAATGCAGGAAAATTCATAAGTCAGTACTTATCCGGGAGGGGCATATGTTATATCTTAATGCCGCCTCCCGGAAACAATATAAAACAAAAACACAAAGGAGAGAACAGACATGAAACTTACACTGAATGCTGAAAACCGCAAACCGCTGGTGGATTTAATCAGCAGATTTACCGGGGAGGCCGCCGTCTACATGAGGATGCCGACCTACGCCTACCGGATTGGAAGTTACACGGTGACACGTGAGGGGAACTTGGAGGCGCCGGATGATTTAGATTTTGACGTTATCCATGCCCTTTATAAGACTCTGGCGGGCGGCGGGTATTATCCCAAAGAGGATGAACCTGTCGCGGAAAACACCGAAGAAGAAGAAACCGCAGACCAAGATACTGGAACGGCAGAAAATGTCAGGACATATAAGGAGGCAGATATGGCAGAGCAGGCTAAAAATGCCGGGGAAACTCCATCGGGGGACAGCAGTCTTGCCGATCCTACAGAAACTCCCGGCCTGCCCGCAGATGTCCTGGCGCGGCTGAATGCGCTACGCACTTCCCTGATCAGGGAAATCAACCGCCAGATTAACGGGATTATCCGTGACGGTGGTGCAGATACACCGCACAGGAGTACCCCTGTTATAAGGGAAAACCCCGGGCAGGCGATAGCATCGGGAGAAACTATGGGCATTGCTCTTTATGGGGACATCAGCACCCTGCGGGGGACAAAACCCACACTTGTGAGGTATGGGGATGAGGTTATCCCCGTGACTTCATGGAAACGGGCTTTCGCCGCCGTCCTTGACATCTGCAACCGGCAGGAACACTATCACGAAGCGCTCCTTGCTATCCGTAATGAAACGTTGGGGCGGAGCCGGAAAGTCATAGCGGATTCCCCGCAGGGGATGTTATCCCCCCTGAAGGTTGATGACAACCTTTATATTGAGACGAATTTCAGCACGGAGGCGCTGCTCAAACTGCTTAGGGACCGTATCCTTAACAGGATCGATTTCGACAGCAGAAGTATCACCTTTGAATACTGGCGTCCGTGACAGGGGGATAGTTCTTTAAGCACATTATTTCTGAGAAAGACCCGCGGCTGCGGGTCTTTTCCATGTACTGTGCCGGGAACACCGTTGGCCTGAAAGGAAGGAGTTCCTTTTTGATAAATAAAATGCTATAATATAGATAAAATAAAAAGAACCTAACGATTATTTAGAAAGGAGCGGTACAATGACGACGCTGGAGAATACAATCTCTATGATGGAAAAATTGCCGGAAACCGACCTGATAGAAATCCAGAATTTGATCAAAAAACTTTTCCGCCAACACGAGTCCGAGTCAACTGATGCCGCAGTTGGCCAGGTTCTGAAACGTATGTCAAAAGCTGACTTCATGGAAGATGCCAGGGCTGCAGAAAAAGATATTGCGGCCGGCAGGTACAAAAGTGCGGATGAGGTGTTTGATGGGCTGGAACAAAGATACGGATTTTAAAGTTATATTCACGGAAAAAGCAGAAAAACAGGCACAACAGATCCTTGACTATATTGCCTATGAGCTGGAGAATATGCAGGCTGCCTTAAGCGTTGAGCAGGACATGAAAGATACCGCCGCCAGGCTCTCTTATATGGCGGGCAGCCTGAAACTATGTGATGATGCCGACTTGCGGGCTTTAGGATACCGGACGATTCATTTTAGGCGACACAGATATTTTATGCTGTATGAAGTTATCGATGACTGTGCATATGTTCTCGGCATTTATCACGCCCTGCAGGATTACGAGAATATTCTGCGGTAGTATCCCAAATTTATCACATAAACTCCAAATCCTATATAATAAGATTTATGACTAAAGCGGATATGCGGGTAAAGAAATCACTTTGTAAGATCCGCCATGCCCTCTGCAAAATCCTCAGTTCCACGCCGGAGCTGACAGATTATAACTTCACTGTGAGAATCATCGCTAAAACAGCCGGGGTCAGCCAGTCCACGGTACGCCGCCGTATCCGTGAATTTGAGCGTAAATTCTGCACGGGAACAGCCGGACGGCGTATCTCCCCGTGGACTTTGTTTGAGCTTTTTAATGCAGGGGTTATGGAAGAACTAAAACAGCGCCGGACTTTCCAAAATAAAATAGGGGTGGAAAAATCGACCGGGGATTTTTTTATGCGGTACTTGCCACCATCCATCACCACCGCACATATATTAGTGTGGTGGTCAGACATTACGGCAGATGTACGATGATTGGGGATATGCTGGAACTGGCATCAGAACTGCTATGGCAGGACTACCTTAAGGCTAAGGGAAGCAGCGCTGTCCCCTATAAGCGGGGTTTTTCTCAGGCTTACCGTAAATACTGCCATGAGCAGATGCCCCGGATTGTGATACGGTGGATTCTTTCTTACGGTTGCAGTGAATCCTACTATCATGCCCATATGATGAAGCTGAAGAACTCAGCAGAGCTCTTTACTTTTGGAAAAGACAGCGCAGAAAAGTTCCAGAAAATTTTGGAGCAAAAGCCTGCCACAAAGACATATTACCCATATGATAAGCGTGAGTGGGATAAATTAGGGTAA